GCCGAGACTTCCGCACAAATTTCGAACTCAACCAATGGTATCGAACCACCTCGTGCACTTGTTTCTATCAAGCAGTCGAAGGATGGGGTGTTAAAACAGGTTGTGCCTGGGATATCCAATCGTAACATTAAGTATGAGTTGCTGTGGGATCAGAAGTCGCCAGAAGGTTATCTGAAGATCATGGCCGTGCTGCAGAAGTTCATTGATCAGGCTATCTCTGTCAATACGTCGTACAACCCTGCTTACTACGATGGCGGTAAGATCCCCATGTCTGAAATGTTGAAGCACATTCTAATGCATTATAAGTATGGAGGTAAGACTCTCTATTATTTTAACACTAACGATGGTGCAGGCGAGATCGATATTAAAGATCTTGAGTCAGGCGCCACCGATGATCAAGGATGTGATTCTTGTACAATTTAACTCTAACATCAAATCAATTTAATTTAAATCCGTTTTGGGAAATGCCACTTGCTAGCAATAGCCCGGTGGCATTTTCAGACACTAATATATTTGATCAAAATGGCTACGATCTTTGTTCAGTTGAGCAACTATATGCTTTAAAAAATGAAACACATATAAATAAGGTTCGCAATCATAGATCAGCTATTGTTCAGAACTGGATGACACAGCCATATAAAAAAGAAGGTGCTGTCCTTAACCATTCAAATCTATATGAACGTAAAGGATATACCGGCGAAGCGCTTAAACAACTAAAGCGATGGGCGAATGATTTACCTATATTCTATAGACTAATTAATATTAGACCTAAGTGGGGACTTGATTTTTCTATGGATTATTACGATAGTAAAGGCAATACGTTTGAAGTACTTCATTGGGAGTATGATTGTTTTGATTATAATGAAGCTGTTGATAAGAAGTTAAAAGTAGAACAACAACTTATTCGCATTGATTGGGATGATGCTGCAAAAGAACTATTAAAGCGTAAAGACGAATGGTTCGGACTTGACTTCTTTAAGCAATCAGACTATAAATGTAATAACTTTAACATTTGTCCCGAGCGTTGGAAAATGGTAGTATGGCAATGAGTATCTTTAAATATGAAGGTGTACATAACACCGATAAATTTACTTTGGGTTATGTTAATGAGATCTATAATGATTTGTTTGTACCCATCGCCGATTCCGTTAGTAATGTACTAGAAATTGGAATACAGTACGGTCCATCGATAAAATTATGGAGAGATTTTTTTCCTAATGCTCAAATCTATGGAGCAGATATTGAAAAACTAGTTGATTTTTCTAATGAAGAGCGTATAATTACATATTATGGTAATGCATACACAAAGACTTTTGTTAATAGTCTTGAAGACGGTAAGTTCGATATTGTTATAGATGATGGACCTCATACATATGAGTCCATGGTGTTCTTCTTGCAGAATTATCTAAGTAAAGTAAAGCCGGGCGGTTATCTTGTAGTAGAAGATATTGTCGACTGTAATTGGACACCAAAGTTACTAGAAATTATTGACAGTGAACTGACTACTAATATTATAGTATACGAGATGAAAGGTAAACAGACGACGCCAGAACTCTTATCAAGATGGTCGAATGGGCTAGACGTAATTGTAATCCAGAGGAAGTAATGTCAGTATTTAATACAACAAAGCAAAAGTCACATCTCGAACGTACATGCTTTTTTGATGATGCAGTAGACGTTGCCCGATACGATAAGGTGCGCTATCCTGCCTTTGAAAAACTTACAGAGAAGCAACTATCGTTCTTCTGGAGACCAGAAGAGGTCGAGCTATCAAAGGACTCAAAGGACTTTAAGGGACTGACCGAGCACGAAAAGCACATCTTTACTTCAAACTTGAAGCGCCAGATTCTTCTTGATTCCGTTCAGGGACGGGCGCCGTCCTTGGCACTACTTCCAATTTGTTCATTGCCAGAACTTGAGACTTGGATTCAGACGTGGACATTTTTCGAAACGATCCACTCACGTTCATATACTCATATTATTCGTAATATCTATGCTGATCCATCCAAAGTATTTGATGAGATGCTTGGCGTTTCGGAAATTTTAGATTGTGCCGGTGATATTAGTAAGTACTATGATGATCTTATTGATCAAAATAATGAGGCATATGCTCTTGGTAATTTTAATAGATACAAGCACAAGAAGGCTCTCTGGCTGTGTCTCAACGCAGTTAACGCTTTAGAAGGAGTTAGGTTCTATGTCTCGTTTGCTTGTTCATGGGCGTTTGCGGAAGTTAAGAAGATGGAGGGTAATGCCAAGATCATCAAGCTCATCGCAAGAGACGAGAACATTCACCTTGCCTCGACACAGCAGATCCTCAAGATTCTACCAAAAGAGGATGAAGACTTTGCTAGAATACAGAAAGAGACACAAGATGAGTGTATCGAGCTATTTTATAACGTCGTCGCACAAGAGAAAGCCTGGGCACATTATCTTTTTCAAAATGGTTCGATGATTGGTCTCAACGAACAATTGCTTTGTGACTATGTTGATCATATCGCTAATAAGCGTATGGGTGCCATTGGTCTGAATAGTAAAGCAGTAATCAATCCACTACCATGGACCCAGAAGTGGATCGCTGGTTCGGATGTACAAGTGGCACCACAAGAAACACAAATCTCCTCGTATATTATCGGTGGGGTGAATCAAGACGTAACAACTGAAACATTTAAGGGATTTTCTTTATGAAGTGGGTAGAATGTGAAAGTTGTGAAACAGAATTCAGGGTAGTATCTGATTCAACTTTACCTATCGAGTTTTGTCCCTATTGTGGCGATCCAATAGAGGATGAAGTTAATGAAGAAGACTACTACGAGTTCGATGACTGATAAATATACCCTCTAGGGGTATATAGAATGACATGGTCACACGAAGGTAATGAAGTCGACGAACTACCAAGTGGTTGTGAAGCATTTGTTTATTTAATTACTAATAATACAAATGGCATGATGTATGTAGGTAAGAAGTTAGCTAAATTTAAAATAACAAAGCCACCGTTAAAAGGTAAAAAAAACAAGAGAAGATCTACCAAAGAAAGTGATTGGCAAGAATACTGGGGTTCGAGTGATCGGCTTAAAGCTGATATTGAACTGCTAGGGGTCGAGAACTTTACTAGGGAGATCTTATACTTTTGTCCCAGTAGAGGTATTGCTAGTTATCTAGAAGCGAGAGTGCAATTCGAACGACGTGTTCTAGAAACAGACAATTACTACAACGGTATTATTAATGTCCGCATAGGCGGTTCAAATATCTTAAAAGAGCATTTAAAAACACTAACTGATTAAGGGTTTTATGAGTTGTCTAAATTACTTGAACACAAGCACCTAATTGTGCGTGCCGAAGTGCGCAATCCACCTAAAGACACTGCTAAAATGGAAGTGTGGATGTCTAATATGGTAAAGTCAATCGGCATGATCGAATTAGCTAAGCCACGTGCTATCTACTCGGATATGAAAGGTAACCGGGGTCTTACTTGTGATGTAATCCTCAATACATCTAACGCAGTAGTACACACGTGGGATGAAGTTGATCCTAGCATTTTCATGTTAGATGTATACACTTGTGGTGCACTTGATATCAACGTTATCTTTGATCTTTTAGTTGATTTTAATCCCGAAAAAATAGAATATATGTATCTAGATAGAGAGCACGGGCTCAACATCCTAGACAAGGGTTTTGTATAAGTAGAAAGGTTATATAATGGGCAAAAAGAGAACACGCACTGCATCGACTTCTAAGGGAGAACGTAATTCCATTTCGCGGTCTACAGTGCAGTTGGTGAAACGTAATAAGAGTGTTGCTGAGAAGTTGCTCGACAAGACTAACGCATGGCTTGATGGCAAGAATCCATGGGTAACCGTACCCGGTCCATCGTCCGATAGGTTGTTTGTGCGTGTACGTGCCAACACACTTTACGGTGATCCTAAGCACACACGCAATGCCAACATCTTCCGCGGCAGAGGCGAAGAATGAATATTGCAGTATATACAAAGACCGGCTGCCCTTCATGTGTCAAGGCAAAGAATCTGCTGAGCAATCGTTAACTGTCGTATGATGAAGTTGAAATCGGTAAAGATATTGCCCGTGAAGAATTTATGTCGTTGTTCCCTGGGGTCATGACTGCCCCGTTTATTATTATTGATGGAGTGAAAGTAGGTGGATATGAACAACTCGAGCGTTATATCAACGAACACAAGCAAGGCTGAACTCACTACTATTCTTCGTGAGACTCCAGCGGTTGTTACGTTTACTAAGAAGGATGGCACTACTCGTAGGATGTTGTGCAGCCTTCAAGAAGGTGTCGTCGTCCCACATGAGAAGAAGACCGAACGCACCGTAGAACCAAAGGACGATATTCTTCCGGTATGGGATATAGAGGCTAGTGCATGGCGTTCTATTAATATCGATACGGTTCATTCAATTGAGACAATTGAGGTTTTATAATGGCATTGACTAAAGATTCTCTTTCGACGAACGCAATGGGAGGGACCGAAAGAATGAAGTTCGGTCTCACCGAACGCATTGATCCAAAACTACTCGACAACTTTCAGATTTTTGTGTCTCGCGCAGAGGAACAGTTCGACGAGACAAAGATCCGAATCTTCTGG